TTCAATTGAGTTGACTTTAAAGTTTCAAACATTTGCTCATATTGTTTTAATTGAGCAGCTAAGTTTTCAGCTTTTGCAGTGTCATTGTCAATGTTCTCCATTTGGTCTTTTAATCCTTTTACAGATTCAACCAAATTTGTGTGAGATGCTTTGTAATACTCAGCTCTTTCTTCTGGAGCTAAACCTTTGATTTGTTCATCATTTAATTGCACGAAGGTTTCTTTGTCTCCTTCCATTTTTAACCAGATTTTTTTCATCTTTTTAAATTTTTGGCCATTAGTGGCCTGTTAGTAATTATTTTAATTGGCGAACTACCAACCTCCAAAAAACTCCTTTTGAGTATCTTCCGATGGCTCAATTGCAGGAGTGTTTTGAAACGGCTCCCCTTTTTGATTGTCAAGTAATCCTGTTGTAGAATTAGAACCCCTTAATACAAGGCTCGATTCTCCAATATTTTTAGCTTCTGAAACAGTCCAGAAGTAGTCTATTTCTTCAAATTCTGATTTGTTTGCAATAGTGTTAATATTGTCATTGTAACGCTTTAAATAATCCTCATCTCCTTTCTCCTCACTATTCATTGCTAAATCAATATTCACATATTGCATTCTAACACTTGCTTCAATATCATCTCCAGATTCCAGCCATTCCTTTGCAATATCATTAATGATGTTTTCCTTTGAAACTTTATAGATTAAAGCTTGTGTATTTCCTTCATAGCTCTTCCCTAATGCACTAAAAGGAATCTCAGCTACAAACATCTCCACATTCTCTTTTTTGGCCACTACGTTCGCTATTTTCATCTCATGGTCAGTAACTAAGTAATTTTTCCCTTGTTGTTCTTGAACTGATTTAGTCCATATTCCATTCTGGTGTAAATCTCCATGACTATCTAAAACTTTAGTTGTATTTACAACGATGTAATGGTAATTAGAATCAGTCATTAAACCTTTAGATGCTGAACTGAATTTCAAAGGGTCAATCGTTTTTAAATTAACTCCTAATCCTTTCTCATAAGATTTTAATATTTGAGCTTTCTTTTCTCCAACAATAAACGCTTTGGCGTTTTTCAATGCTTCAAACATTTGAAATTTGTTCTCGAATGACTTATTTAATTCCTTGCAATGTATCATTTTGTAACTGTTTTATTCCCTTTTAAAATTTTTACCCTGCTCTTAATCGCTTTTTTAGTTTTTTCATCAAGTGAATTATCACTCAATCTTTCCTCTAACTTTTTTACCAATGTGCTATTCATCACTTCCAGTATTAGGGTTTGTATTATCAGCAACTAATTCCATTGCTTCAATTTCATCCATATCAAAACTTTTCACTAAAACTTTAGTTGCAGATGCAGGTGTTAATTTCCCTTCCGCAATCCTTATCAATACATCAGTAATTCCTTTTGATAATTTCACTTGCTTTTCAGCTTTCTTATTCTGGTCAGATTGTAAAGCTTCAATTCCAGACAAATCTAATCTAATGTCATAAGTTTTATTATCAAACTTATTCCAACCATCCAATATCAATTCTTTATAACCAAGCAAATGTCTTTCCAATGGAGGAAGAACCGCATTAATATAAAATGACTTTTGACCTTCTTTTAAATTTGAAAACTTCTTATTTGCTGGGTCGTTGAAACTTGAAGAATCAGCACCATAAACACTACATAATTGCCTTAAAGTAAGAACCCCGCTTTTAGTCATTTCTAAATCTGCAGGGCTTAATCCAAATTGAGTGTATTTCACATTGGCTGTTGTTCCAACAATACGGTTGAACTTATCAGCACCACCTAATTTCTTTTGAGTTGTAGCTATTAAATCATCTGACTCTTCAACACTCATTGGTCTATCTGAATTAGAAGATAGCAAACCATTCGCTCCCCTATTCTTCATTGAACTTGCTTGAGCTGTCATTAACTCATTTGATGCTTCAAGAGTTGTATAAGCTGCTTGTAAAGGACTTAACCCCATTCCAGACCTTAAACCTGCATCAGTTGGGTTAAAATATTTTATGTGCTTTATTTGTTCTTCATCATAAGTGGTCTCAATGCTATTCCATTTAAAAATGTACTTAACAATATTTTCAAAGAAATCTTTCCCTATAATCTTAATGGTTGTGTGCTGTGGTGGTACAATATGAACTTTGCTAATTACTTCGGTTCCTGCTGATTTTAAACCTAAAAGCAACTCATTCCCTGTTGTCAATTGGTAACCAAGAGCATCCTCAGTAAATTCAAACTTGTTTTGTTTCTTGTTTGGTTTCATTACAGAATCATAGAAAGCCCCCTCAGTAACTTCCTCCTCAGTACCATCAGAATTAATACTTACAATCTTGTAAGGAATGTTTGCCCCAGTTCTAATGATTTTAGAAATGATTGAATAAACATCTGTGTTTGAAGAATAACCATTCTTAATTAATAACCCCAACTTATGAGATGCATAAGTGAAACCATTATTGTAAACCTCTGATGTAATTATATTTGATTGGTGGTAGCTATCTAATCCAAGACTAACAGCCTGACTTAACCAGTTAAGACTTTTCGATAAATACTTATTCATTAAAGAATAATTGGAGTCTTTGTGAATTGATTAACTCACTTTGATAGCAAATGTAAAAAACTTTTTTTGATAAAAACAAATATTATATTAAAAACTTTTGTAAACAGTTCTAAGAGTGAACCACTCTCTCATCATAATACTATCCCAATCATCTGGAGAACGGCCAATGAGAGCCTTTATTTTATCCTTCCCTAGTACAGATTGTTTACCATCTTTATCTAAATCAGAATATTTTATTTGTTCCATTTCCTCAGAGGTTGTTTCAATCACTTCTGGTTCATTGCATAATTCCCCAACAGTTCTGTCCTCAATTCTTTTTGCCATCCTTATAGAACATTGATTCTTTAGGTTGGTGTAATTAATGTCTCCATCGGTAGTATTGCCATCATATATTGGTCGGCTTCCATTTATAAATCCATTACACCTTAAACCATCAACAACTCCACCTCCAACTCCATCTTCATCAGCAATAGTATTTGAATTGGTTATCTTGAAAGCTGATTGAATAGCATGAGCCTTTGCAATTATCTCTGGAACTGTACTAACTTTCATCTCATATCTCTTCACACATAACCACCCCTTCCAAACTCTGAATACAGTCTTATCCTTTCCTTTCCTAGCTACATCAATTGTTAAATACGTTTCATCTAATTTTTCAATATGTTTTGGGTTCCAGTAATCCATTATAGCGTCATAAGAAATTATAGTTGCCTTATCATCATCATATTCCCAATCTCCATCTCTTAATCTTTTCCTACTAACTAAATCCATCTGGTCCAGGGTGTTCAAATAACTTTCTGGAAGATGTGGATTGTCAGAAGGTAACGATTGAATGAAAGCTCTGTATGAAGCAATATCTCCATTCTTTTTTGCTTTATAGAACAATTTGTAATTCCAATTCTTTGAAGGATTACATGAGCCTAATATCTTTGGAGTTAAATCATACTCCTTTAACTTGTATCTAATTCTTGATTTTAAAACAGTCCAAGCCTTTAAAACTATTTGAGCAGTTTCATCAACAAAAGCTCCTGTAATCTCCAGTGAACCTAATGAATCAAAATTGGGGTCTGTTGGCTTTGCTTTCAATTCCTTCAATAGAATTTGACTTCCATTATTCCATTGAATAACTCCTGATTGCTGCTTGTATTCCCATTGGTCATTAATGCCTAACTCAGCAGAGGTTTCAAAAAATGTATTTAGTGTTGTTTCTTTGAGGGCTTTTAATACTTCCCTAGCCATTACCCACCTAGTTCCTTCATAGGTTTGGCACATCTCAATCAACCACAAACAACCAAGCTTTGATTTTCCACCTCCAGCAGCCCCTCCATAAAGTATCTCTGTTGTTACTTTATCTTTTAGGTAATAAACTGCATTCTCTTGTTTGGGGAGTAATTTCATAGGATAAAAATACAATTATTTTTTTAGTATTGCTTCTTTTTCGTGTTCTTCCATTTGTTTAGTTTTTAGGGGGTTCGGGTAATGGCATCCAATGGGTAATATTTTCTATTAAATCTAAATCCCAATACCATTTATTGTTAGTGAACCAAACCTCATTGACTTTAATTTTCCCTCTGTATGGCTGTTCAAAATAACCTATACATTCAGTTTCATTCGGGGGCAATTCATCTTTTACGTTTATCCATTTCATA